CGATTCGGGACATTTTCTCGGAGCTGCCCTGAGCGATGTCGCCGATCATCTTGGTGGCGCTGATCGCCTCATCGGACGGGAGACTGTATTGCATAAGCGTCTGCGTGGTGGACGCAAGACCGGCGAAATCATAGGGCGTGCTTGCCCCCAGATCGCGCAGCTCCCGGACGACCTCCGCAGCCTTTTCCGCGCTGCCGGTCATGACCTCAAAGGAGGTTTCCAGCTGCTCGATGGTGGCGTTGTACCGCACACCCGCTGTGCCGGCGGCAACCAGCGCAGCAGATACCGCGCCCACGGCGGTGGTCAGGCCGACGATTGAAGTCTTTGCGACCTTGCCGAGGCCGGACAGCGTTTTCCTAAAACCGCGATCATCGCCGTCAATCCGAATTCTTACAGTATCAGCCATGCGGGATCACCTGCCTTTGAGAAAGATGCTCCCGCTTATGCACGGTGCGGCGCGGTCTTCTTTTCATCCTTCAGCAGCGCAGCAAGCTGCCTCAGCAGCTCGTTTGCGGGGGCCAGCTGCTCCATCTGGCGGCGTGCGCGTTCCTCCTGTACGGATGCTGCGTTATACTCAAACGCGTCCACAACGCCCGCGTGGATGCGCTGGAGACGGTCGATGTTTTCCTTCTTGCCGGAGTGGAACAGCGCGGCCACGGCAGGCTTGCCCAGCAAAACCTCCAGCTCCGCAAGCCACATCTTGTACTGAGGCTGCCCGGCGCAGCGCTTCTGCGCATCCAGCAGCTTATCTGCGGTTTCCACGGTCTTTTCGGCAATGCTGTAGTCATTGCCTTCGATTTCGACGACAACCTTGGTGATTTCGGTATCAATAATCATTCTGCATTTCCCCCTTCAAACATTGCGTTGAACGCGTCGATTTCCGCCTGTTCGGCGGCGGTATGCTCCACAGGCAGCGCACAGGCCCGCTTGCGGCGCAGCATGTCCTTGTCCTTGCCCTTGTAGCTGCGGGCTTCGATCAGGTTGAGGATGTAATGATCGCCGCACAGGGTCTGGTATTCCAGCAGGAATTCCCACCAATGGAACGGCTCCTTCCGGCGATAGGTCAGGTCGATCCCGGACTGGTTCCGGATCGCGAGGATGATGTAATTCAGATCATAGTCAAAGCTGACGGTCTGCGGGCCGGTTTCTCCGGTATCCGCATCCTGTTTCGGCGCGGACGGATAGCCCTCGGAAAAATCCAGCACAGCGGCCATGACGTCCGTAAGCGGCGCGTCGGGAAGCGTCCGCCCGAACACCATCTTCTCAATCTCGTTCATGACGACGGCGTCGGCGAGGATGCTGTCCTCGGTGAACCGGAGTTCCTTGAACTTTTGCAGGACGTCCAGCCAGACGCGGAAATCCACATTGACCGGATATGAACAACCCCCGACTGAGATTTCAGTCGGGGGAGCGTCCTGCGCGATATTGGGCCGCATTATTCAGCGGCAGACGTGGCGGCAGGCGTGAACGTGGGCACACCATCTGCCGCCACGGTATAGGAGCCGCGGGTGATATTGCCGCCGAACTTCATATTCCACGTGAGCTTTCCGTCAACGGGGTTGATGGAGGTCAGGGAATAGGTGGTGTCGGAGATCAGCCATGCAAGCTTCTCGTCTGCGCCGTTGGGCGGGAAGCAGATCAGGCACTTGCCGTGGGCCAGATCGCAGTTGTAGAACTTCTTCTGCATGAATTCGTAGATCGGGTTCTCCTTATAGGTCGCGATCTCCTGATCCATGCTGGGCGCGTAGTTCTTGATTTCGGTGCTGGGCATCTCCTGAGAGATGTAGTCCTGAGATTCTTCCTCAGGGTTCATCTGGAGATCGAAGATGGTGGACTTGTCGATGCGCTTCCATTCGGGTTCGCCGGAGCCGTTGGAAACGTCGATAAAGGGGATCCACATATTCTTGGTGAGCTTAACTTCAGCCATTGGTTTTTCCCTCCTTCAGGTATTCAATCTGGAATTGCAGTTGGTATTTGCAGAACGATGCGTCCTGCGCGACCATAAAGCCGCTTTCGTTGGGCAGCACGCGAATCTCCAGCACGGATTCGCCGGCGGGGAAAGCGGGGAACGCATGAGCGGCGTTCTGCTCGTCCACCCATTCGGCGAGCTGTTCGAAGTCCACCAGATTGACCACGTTGGTCAGATCGTTGGGCTCATACGAACAGGGCATGATCCGCGTCAGCGCCACGTTATACAGACGAACGCTGCTGCCGTCGATGTATTCCGCGGATACGGTCTCGGACGGCACCAGCGCGGTGTCGCCCGCGTCGGTCTGGGCAAGGTTGAAAAACAGATCCGCAATCAGCGGACATGCCGCCAGCCAGTCCCACACCGCGCTGTGTTTTGTTGTGTTATCCATTCAGATTCAGCCTCCCCGAATCCACATATGCCTGCATGGCCCGGATCAGCTTCGGCAGCTGCGTGGGCTTTGCCGCCTTGTCCCATTCGCGGGACGCAAGCGGATGCTGGTCTCTGCGGAAATGATAGTTCCCGTTGTACATCCGCACGGCATACGGGACCGTATGTTCCACCTGATGCGGCGTGATGCGGACGGTGTTCATCAGCATGCCGGTCCGGAACGGCACATACGGCGAGTACAGCCGATGCCATTGCTGCGCGGCATACAGCCAGAATCTGTCGTCGTTCACCTTGCGCAGATGCTTGGGGATGTCGATCCTGACTTCGGAAACCGTTAGTCTCACATCGCATCACTCCTTGCGGCATAGTGGGGGATCGGCGTTCCCGGCAGCGTATGATCGCCGACGGAGCCGATGCGGAAAGCGCCGGTTGCACGATGCACGGTCAGCAGCTCCGCCGGATCGCCGTCCGTCGGCACATCGCCGAGAAACAGGTAATCGCCGGGTTCCGGACGCGCCTGTCCCGGCGGAATCCTGCATGTAACGGTTTCCGTGCGCCGCATTTCCGTATCCATCTGTGTCCAGGACGATGTACGCCGCCAGCTGCATCCGGTCAACAGACGTCGCTCATAGCTGACGTGCGTGCGCCGGTCAATCTGGGTTTCCACCCGTTTCAGCAGCGTGACGGTCTCGGTGGCAAACGGGATCATACATCCACCCCCGCATACAGCACTGATACGCCGTGTTCCGTCGTTTCGTTCAGCAGCCATTCGCGCACAATGCGGGCGTATCCGGGCTGAACGCCTCCCTGAGCGTCTCCGGCTGCAAAGGCGACGGAGACGCCGTCATTGCTCATGGACGCGATTCCGCGGCCTGTGAGCCCTGCTGCGGCTTCATCCGACTGCATGGCCGATACAAGCTCAAACATACAGTGTTTCACGGCTTCGCGCGCAGGTTCCTCACCGATCAGCCGCCCGTGCGTCATGGCGTCAATGCGTCTGCGTGCCTTGGCCTCCAAACGGCTGAAAAGGGCGGCGTCAATGCTGCCGCCCATCGCGGTGTATTCTTCATGGGTCAGGTACATTCAGCCGCCCTCCTTTTTTTACGCCGAGGCAGCCGTGACCTTGACGGCGAGTCTGGGATCCATCGTCTTGTAGCCGTACAGCACATCCATAGACAGCATCTCGGTCTTGGTCTTCATGTCGTAGCCCTTGGTCACGCGCAGGGTCACGCCGTTGTAGCTGGTGGTGTAGCTCTCAACGCCGGAGGGCATCTGCAGGGGGCGGGTGACGAATGCGAAAGCGTAGGGATGGAATACGGTGCCCAGCATGGACGCGCTGTCAACGCCCTGAGCCATGTAGTTCTGAATGCCGAAGATCTGGCCGATGGAACCGGAGCGCAGGGCAGCGGTGGAACCGGACTTTTCCGCGTTGACGATGGCGGGAACGGTGCGGAACTCGCTTTCCGCGTCGGGGCTCCATACGCCGTAGCGCGGCGTCAGCGGAACCTTCGCCTTGTTCAGCACCTTGGCGGCCTCGGAGAAGGCTTTCAGGGTGGCCGGATCTGCGGAGACAGATGCGGAAATCCCCTTCAGCAGGGCGAGACCGTCGGTATTGATCTTTTCGGCCAGCGCCACGGCGGCGGGCTCAATGAACAGGCGGTTCAGGTCATCGACGCTGGTTGCGCGCTCAAGCGCGCCGAAGGCGACGTCCACGGTGGCCAGCTTGTCGAGCGTGACCTCCACGGTGGTTTCGGTAACATCCTGGGCGGTGACTTCTCCGGTGAACTCAGAGGCGGTCAGCATGACGGGCTTGCGGACCTGAATGGTGGCGCCCTTGCCCAGTTCGAAGTCGCTGGAGAAATCCTTGTGGATCAGATTCGGGAAAACCAGATTTTCGATCAGGCGGGGGAGGGCCTGACGTGCGATCTCCTTGATGGTGATGAAAGTGTTTGCCATTGTATATCACTCCTTACTTTTTGTCCGCGAAGATCTTCGCGTAGTATTCGGCGTCGCTCAGCTTGTCAGCGTCGCTTCCGCCGGCATTGGGATTGAATCCGCCCATGTTTTCTGCGGGCGGGTTCATCGAGGCAAAGTAGCCTTTGTCCTGCGTGACGGCGTCAAAGACGTCTTTGTCGGCCTTGCCGCGGTTGGCCTTGTCCTTGAGCGCGGCAGCGAATTCATCAGCGGCGATGTCGCGCAGACGGTCGTGCACGAACTTCCGTTCACCCAGCACGCTGTCCATGCGTTCCATCAGCTCGGCGCGTTCGGCTGCAGCCTTTTCGGCCTCGATGCGCTGCTGCTCGGCAGCTTCGTATTCGTCAATACGTTTCTGGAGGGCTTCGGCGTTACCCTTGGCGGCCTGCAGGTCCTTGATGGTGTTCTGAGCCTCCGTGAGGGCCTGATTGGCAGCGTCAAGCTCCGCCTGAACCTGAGACGATGCGTTCCGGGTTCTGTTGATGTCGGCGCTGTTGAGATTCAGGATCTCGTCAATCTGTTCCTTGGTGGCTCCTTCAAAGATTCGGGATACGTCCTCGCGTTTCATGGGGTTCTCCTTTCTCGGCTGACGGTTTGTTCACGCAGTTCCTTCTGCCCGCCTTGATAGTTTTGCGTCATTCCGGACAAAATTGTGTATACAAAAAGCACATCCGAAGATGTGCCTTGATACCGGGATAGGGGCATAAGAAAACCGCCGGGCATGTGCCGGGCGGTTCAGTTGGAATATGTGATCTTGATTTCTTCAATTCGGTCCTTGAGTGGCTTTCCATCAATGATGTATTGCGACACAAGCGTCTTACCATTCGGGAATACCCGTTCATTGTATTCGGTGTTCTGCTCCGAAATAAGCGGCCCCTCTTCATTCCAGCACAGTATCGTGTAGTTTTTCCCTGCACAGGAGAACATTATGTCGCCGCTACGGTCAATCAGATCGATAAACTCATTCCGGGTCACTATAATTCACACCTCTCTGTATTATGTCTGCATTATTTCGCAGATCACTTTCGGTTAGTGGCAGTGGTTTCCCGTGCGGATTTCTTTTGCTGTAATCAAAGACATGCTTGTGAGCACCTGTGGGGTGTGCATTGGGCTTTCCGTGGTTGCTCGTGTCATAATCTGTCGATGCTTTTCCGCTGTAATCATATACACGGCGTTGCTGCACCCATCCGTTTTCGTCTACCAGATCAACGATTGTATCGGCATTTCCGGAAAGCGGAAGGCTGGTCACAGCTTCACTTTTGTGAACGATCTGGCGTTCTGAGAACATTTCTCTGAACGTTTTCATTGTACCATATTCCGTGCGCTTTTTCAACTGCTCCGCAGTTTTTACCTTGTGGAAACCTGTGACAGCCATCCGTTCAGGATGCCGGTAAAGTCCCGCAGTTCTGCTGATCAGGTCGTACTCATCGTTGAGACGGTTGATATTGCGCTGGGTTTCCCGGCGCATCATATCATCCCCGGAGGCCTTGTAGATATTGGCGATGTGCTTCTGTTCGCGGATGGTGGTTTCGATCCTGCGCTGTTCCTGCGTCCATTCATAGCGCGATTTCGTCACGCCGTCAATGGTGATCGCCTCCGTGCTGTATTCCCGGTACATGGCCAGCTCTTCCTTCGAATGCGCCGGCGGCGTTACGCCCAGAATAATGGGAAATACGGTGTGCTTGCAGTTCCACAGGCCGAAAGGACGGTCCAGAATGAGCGTCTGGAGGCGGTTGAATTCCTTGTTGCTCATCTGAAGACCCTGGTACGGCAGATGGTCTTCCGCGCACAGCGCATGGGCGGAGATCTCCACGCCGTCCGCGCCGTATTCCTTGCCGATCTGCTTGAGAACATCCTGATTCAGCGCACGGACGCCGTCCAGCACGTTCTGACGGATGGCGGTATCCAGACGGCGGGTCAGCCCCGAAGGGTATTCCACCCGCAGGCCTTCTTTTGCCGCCTCTCTCAGGGCGGCGCGGACGGCGGTGTCGTAGCTCGTCAGACCGCTCTGGACGGCCTGTACGGCCACGTCCACGGCGGTCCTGTATGCGTTGGACAGCAGCGTTGTCCGGCTCAGATTCGCCAGCTCCTGCGCTGTGACGCGCAGCTGCGCTTTCAGTACGCGCTCCAGCGGGGAAGAGATTGTCTTGATCGGACTGATCTTGACCGGCGGCGTGTGATCCTCTCCGAATATGGTCTCGGCAAACCGTTCATCGCTTTCGGCAGCCGCCCGGAATACCGCTTCGACGTCCGCCATGCTGGCTTCA